TCAGAATCTTGAATACCAGTAAAGTCTGAGAAATCTTCATTCTCAGTTTGTTTTCTTACTTGGTCTATAAGGTATTTAATATATCTCATTAGAAAGCTCCTGCAAGAGACTCTATAGCTCTTTGTCTAGCGGCTCCCTGAGATTCTAGTAAACTTAATTCTCTAGCTTTTCTTAATTCTTCTTTTCTCTTTCTTTCAGCTTCTCGCTGTGCTTTTTTAGCTTTTCTAGCATTAGCCATACCCATTAAAGCAGATCCTACCCCAACAGCTATACCTACTGGACCAGCCGCGGCTCCGCTTAACATTGTAGATGCAGATAGCCCGGTCATTGCTCCACCAATAATTGCTGATGAAGTGTCTTGGGCTTTTGACGTAGCTAAGGCTTGAAGACCTGTTGACATAAGTCCCTCAGAATCTCCAGTAAATTTAAGAGAACTATCAGAAGCAGGAGGTTTGATAGGTGCTGGTTTAGCTATATCTTCACTCTTCATTAATTCATGTTTAGCTACCTTATCTTTTTTATATGCTCCTAAAACTTTATCTGCTAAAGGAGTTTTAGATTTTTGTATTTTTTTCTTAGCTACTGCTTTAGCTAGGGCATTGGACGATTCTGATTGAACGCCTTCTGATCCTTTAGTCATTAAATATTCAGCATAGTTCATTTTAATATCCTTTCTTTTTTAACTTTTTTTTAGCTGCTGCTTTTTGCATGGATAAAGCAATAGCCACAGCCTGTTTTTGTGGTTTACCCTCTTTTTTTAATTTTTTTATCTTTTTACCTATATTCATAATTATGCATTTACTATTATATTTCCATTTAATAGAAACAAAGTAGTTCCTGATGTTTTAGTAAGAGTTCCGTTTGACCCATTAGTTAGTATTAGACCAGAGTTAGTAAAATCGTGATCGAATATTTTAAGTTCTCCATAATTTTGAAATGAGTAAGATGCAGAATTCTGGATAAGTTGATGTATAGATATAGAAGAGGTATGTTGTACAGTAATCAACGCGTCTGTTCCCGTAGGTGTCCCTTGAGTAGTTACGTTTACTACACTTGCATTTGAATCGAGTAAATATATACCTTCATTAAAAACTACATTTTCTGCTTTAAATCTAGAGTTTCTTAAATCTAATTTATTATTTATATAAAAGTCTCTGCATATAATATCATTAAAACTGTGGGCAACATTTGCCGTTTGCCATGTTAATCTAAGTTTATGTCCTCTTACAACACATGCATGCATCGTACCTTTAAATGTTATATACTGAGTACCAATGGCATCTCCAGCCCCAAGAAAAGTTACATTTTTATAACTACTATTAAATACATAGGAATCAGTTCCGCTAATAACGATGACATCACCTTCTTCAACTGAAGATTCAAATCCTACCGTTAGTTGACTAGAGGATGTAAGATAATGCACATTACTTGAGCCTGAGCCTCCACTAATTGTAGTAGGTTCCCATTGACTTCCACTCCATGCTAAGGCTTGTCCTGAGGTAGGTGTTGTGGAAGACACATCATTTAAATCATCTAAATTCCAGCCTTCTACATTAGTAATTTGAGATTGTAAAATAGCATGTTGATCTGCTAAAGAAGAAATTTCAAAAGCATTAGTAGCTATGTCACTAGTATTAGTAGCTATTTGTGCTAATTTAGTTTGAACAGCACTATCTAATTTAGCTTCAGTAACATTGGCATTAGCAATTTTAGCTGTAGTCACAGCTTCATCATTTAAAGCATCTGTATTTAGTTTATCACCTTTTCCTCCACCTTCGTGATTATGTGTACTAAGTGGTACAAAGCATGAGTTTTCAATTAACTCATCCCAATTTTTTTCACCTCGGCTAGGTATAGTTAATTTTATTCCTGAGGATATACTTCCTATTACCTTTGGCATATTTACCTCTTATGTCTTCTAAAGTGGATTTTACATAATGTAACATCGCCTGTAATAACGGCTTTAACATTTAAAAAAATGTGTTCTGAATCATTATCTAAAGCCATGATACTATTTGATGTTAATGCAGATCCAATTGGATACCAGTTAACGCCATCCGCGCTGTGCTGGAATTCTGCACTAAAAGTACCTGTTCCCTTAACTTCAAATACGATAGAATCCACATATTGTGGTAATTCTGTCATAACTCCGTTTTCTAAATTTAAATGAGATGCTGCAATCATGTATGCTCCTATTTATCCAGTGTATGTTGTAATTTAACGTCACAAGTAGCAGACGTGGTTGCTTCACCTAACTGCACTCTAACATAATGTAGTAGAGGGACATCAACGTAAATAACGCCAACAGATCCATCAGTAACCGTTGCTTCTATATTTTCATCTTGAGCATCAACTACTTGAGCCCAGTCATTCCCATTAGCACTTTGCTCTAATTTTACCTTAACATCGCTTCCTGTCGGTTTGACAACCATTATAAACTCTTTTGCTTCAGGTGACAAGCCTTTTGTTTCTTGTGCAGTAAAATTTGATACGCCCTGTGCAGGGACCGCATCTTTAGCCAAATCTACATGATATGCTGATGACATTATTTTTTCCTCTTTTTGTAATATAATTTAATTTTAGTACCGTTAGTACCTAAATTTGCTGTTCCGGTACCCGTTACCTTTATTCTAACATATTGCAACAATGGAGACTTAACTACCTTAGTTTTTGTCTCATTTGCTGCTAATCCTTCTATTTTTATATCTGTATAATTACTATTTGCCATGTATTATCCTAATGATCTTGTGTATTATCCTGACTGTCAAAGCTTACAAGCTCGACGCTAGTTTCCTGTGAATCTTTTATTGCTGTTCCATCACCTGTCGTATCACCAAATCTAAACCAACGTTGTAGGTCTGTGGCTGCACTATGGTTAGTTAACTCAGTAGGCAACCCATTATTCCACAACTCACTTACTTCAGAGGCAGACAAGGTCTTTTTCCATGTTGAAAATTCGTCCATGACAAAAGTTCCAGATGCAGAGTTACTGCCAGTAGAAGTTCCATTGGCAGCAAGTCTATTATATAAAGTTCCACCAAAGTTTAGTATGTCTACTGGTTTACTTCTAACAATTAAGTTTTGAGCATCTCCGGCAAGAGTAGAAGAAACAGCCGTGCCATCAATGTATATTGTAGCTCCACTAGAAATATCGGCTGTATTTGTAGTAATAACTACATGATGCCAATCATTATCACTTGGAATGGCACAATACCTATATCTACGATAAGTATCATGGGTAGAATATATATACATATAAGAACTACTCAGATAAAAGCTACAAAAATCTTGATAAGAGCCATTAATTTCATAATGTTCTTGATAAAGGGCAGCAAATCCGCTTGTATTAGTAAATTTAGTCCAAAAACTATAAGATACATTGTTACTTGTTCTAAATCCTGTCGTTGAGTCTAGATCTGGGAACATGCCTTTATTATCTCCGGTGGAATTTCTGTGATAATTTCCAACTTGAATAAACCCAGTTAACGCAGCTCTCCATGTATCACTTACATACTTATAATTTCCACTTGCACTAACTAAAATAGGGTCATTTATTGTTAATTGCTCAATACCAAATGTACCCGTTCCTACTTTTTCAATATATCTAGTATTATCTTGAATGTCATAAGATTGATTTCCGGCTACATTATCATTAGATCCATCTCCACATAAGAACTCAGCATCTATATTAGAGGCAAAAGTAAGATCGGATGTAGCAATAGGTTTTCCTGAATTATACATTTCAGTAACTTGAGATTGAGACAGTTCAACATCCCAAGTTTTTATCTGGTCTAGATCTTGAATTGTAGCATTTCTACCAAGATAAGCTCCCGACGCAGCACTAACTACAGCGCCTCCAAAAACAGTTTTAGTAATAGATTTATTTGTAAAATCAGACGCAATCAAGGTTGAAGATCCTGAAAATGCAGATTGCAAAGTTCCATTTATATATAACTTCAAGCTACTTGCACTTAAGGTTGCATTTGATTTAGTTATAACAAAATGTTTCCAAGTACTAATTTGAGAAATTGTTATAGAGCCCTGAAAATTTCTAGTGTTACCAGAATAGTTATAACTTATATTAAACTGTTTTGTGCCACTAGCACTGGTATATACCCAAACTTTAAATTGGTTATTAGTTCCATTTAGCATCTGAACAATTGGACGATAGGTACCATCACTTAGAGTGGTTCCTTTAATCCAAAAAGACAAAGACCATTCATCTGTTAATGTTGGAAAATAATTTGATCCCCCACCCTTACTAGGAAACAAAGATTTTTCTGTTCCATTTATACTATAATCATCTTGCGAAGTTGATGTGGCAATTCCACCTAAATAATATTCATTACTAAATGCAGCCGCAGGTGGAGCTACATAAGGATCATCAGTAACTAATAAAGTATCTATTTGCTGATTACCTACTGCATCTGGTTCAAAATATCTGGTAGTATCTACTTGACCGTAAGAGTAATGATTAACTAAATCATCATTAGCCCCGTCTCCAAATCTATAGTGAGAAGTCATATTAGCTGTAAAACTTAATGTAGAAGGATCAATTTGCGTTCCTAAGTTATACAATTCTGTTCTTTTAGCCGCATCTAAATCTGTATTAAAACAAATTAACTCATCCATTCTATATTCACGATTTGCTCTTGCTATAGTGCTTCCTGAGGCTGGAGCATGAGCATACGTCATTAATTCTAATGCATTAATTGTTGCACCACTTGTTTGACTATTTATAGTTGATAAAGATCCATTACTACCAGTACTTCCTCCAGCGTTAGCAGCACCGTCATTTATATGTATATCTAAACTACCATTACCAACGTGATTTATAATTACATGATTCCACGCATCGTAAGTTAAATCATTAGAACCTGCATAAGCATAATGCTGGGTAGTTGTTCCTGCATAATAAATTTCTATTTCAGGAGCTCCTCTCATAAATACTTGTAAACCACCTTGAGCTGTACCTACTTGCTGCTTTATTAAACATTCTCTATTTGAATTACTTAAAGTAGTTCCTGTGCTAGGCATATATAGCCAAAAAGTTATCGACCATGCATCCGTTAAAGCTGGAAAAGTATTTACACTACCAAATAAAGATTTATTAGTCCCATTTAAGGTAAAGTCAGTTACAGAAGATGTAGTTCCTTGAGAAAGTAAGGCGTATTGATTACTAAATGCAGCCGGTGATGCTGAAGTAGAAGTATCGTTGATTGTAACTGAAACAGAATCTTCACCATTATCTAATGTTAAAGTAAAAGTTTCAGCTCCTTCAGTTGTAGCATCGGCTGTAACTGTAAATGCAATAGCATCATCTAAATTTCCACTTAAAGTAAAATTTCCTGTTAAAGATGCTCCACCTATATCAGCACTATCTACCCCTGTAATTGTATATGCTACAGTATCTCCAGCCGTGGTTCCAGTTGTATTTAAATCTACTGTAAATGTATTTCCTTCATCTATAGAAGATACACTTGAAGTTAATGTGTAACCAGCTTGAGAAATACTTATTCCAAAAATATCGTCGGTATATGTTCCATAAGAATCTGTAAAAGATGCATTAATATCTACTGAATGAGAGTATCCTGAAAAAGAGAACGCTTGATTAGTTTCTAATACTACTGTATCTGTACTAGTAGCTGTTATTGTAGATCCTGTTGTCCCCGAAGTAACATTATTTAATCTATAATAAGATGCATCTACACCTGATAAGCTTAATGTAATACTCTCAGTACCTAAGCCTCCAGCAACGCTTACTGAGCATACATCCGTGCCTAACGCTGCTGTATTAGATGGACTAGTTATAGCTCCATTTGATACTACTAATGGGTTAGATTGTATTGTAAATGTAGTATAAAAACCTGGAAACCCGTAATCACACAATCCTTTAATATTTTCTTTTGCTCCTATTGATATTAAACTACTATATCCTGAAAAAGGAGAAAAATTAGAAGTATTTAAAGTAATATCTACAGAATCTCCTGAAGATAAATTTGATGTAGCAGATAAACTTATATCAGTATTTTCTTTAACTAAATCATACGTTACAGTAGGTAAGTTAGCCCCAAAACCAGAAAAACCTGCTACATTATTTAAAACAATATTTCCAAAAGAATCTCCTATTTGAGCTGTATGAGGTAACGATACTATATTTGATTTATCTAGGGTAGGGACGCCATATTGCACGTAGGGATTATTTATTGTAATAGGTTGAGGATTGGTTCCAAACTCAGGTGTTATTATAAGTTGAATTTGTAAACCTCTATTATTTCCTCTATAGTTAGTATTATAGCCCATGGCTAAAGTACCATTTTTAATAAAATTATAAGAATCAGCATAGAATCCATCTATACGTCTTGTATGTAATTCAACTTTATTTTTAAAATTAATTCCTGTTATAACATGTCCTTGCTGCGTATGATGACTTGAATCTTTTAGCTTAAGGTTCATATTAAAAAAGTTTTCAGAACTAGAAGCAGAAGAGTAAAAAGAAGTAGATGCTAAATAAGTTTCAGGACCTGTTAAATCATTAACAGTAGGTGGTACGTCCATCTGGTCTACAAGAGGACGTGAAATACCTAAAGCATAATCATAAGTAGATGATACACCGGTATAATCATTGTAAAAATGATCATGAAAGGAAGCTCTACTATTTTCATTTGTTGCTCTAAACTCTACATATTGAGCATCGGGACCTACAATTTCTATTGTATATGTACCGTTAGGATTATTAGCGTCTACTGCTTGTAAAGCAAGTTCTCCTAAATATACAGATACGTATGGATATAAATATTTATAACTCATTAAATTAAGCCTCTCTCTAGCTACATGAGGATTAACTAAACGAGTAAAATATGCATCTATAGTGGTAGGAGCTTCTATAACTGCTCCCCCCGTAGTTAACGGCTTATTTTTTGCCGTAGTAAAATTTACGTTATCATCTGAGTGTTCGAGTTCAACATTTACAGTTCCGGATATCGAACTGTCGCCCTCAACTACTAAAATTACGTCTTCAGCATCTGGAGGTAAAGCTATAGAATCTCCAGTTAAGTCAACGCTAACATAGTTATCTTTAGGTGTTAAATCTTTTGAATTTCCTGAACTCATTATATATCCTTAAACTCCCTAAAACCCCCAACACCACTCATGCATGCTGGGGGAGCCGGGCAGGGAGAAGAGACCCGGCTAATTTAGTTAATTAAAGAACAGAAAGTCCGCTAATTACACCATGAAAACAAGGGTTGATGTAAACCTGAAGGTATCCACCATATCTTGCTTCGTAACTGTCGCTATTAGCTTCTCTTAAGAAAACCGTTCCATCATCATCAAACCAACCAAATCCTGGTCTGTGGTGAATGTGAATGTGGCTGTCATTAAGAAGATAAATTCTGTCATCTTCAACAAATCTTTCTGGGAAGATTCCAACAGGACCGTCAACAGACATGAACTCAACACCGCTAAAAGAGATATCAGCACCTGATTTAGACTTAAGTCCAGCTCTAGTATTAACAGTGTATTGTTTTTGATCTTCAAGAAGATTTAAGATTTTTTCGTATTGCTTAAATGAACAAACGATTAAGTTAGGAGACTTACCAGAAGCTTTCTTAACTTTTAACATCATTTCATTTAACATATCAGTAGAAATTGGATCTCCACCTGCTGCTTTTTTCTGCGCACTCCATCTTCTTGCTACTGGAAGACCGTATGAAGGAGCATCTCCAATAGACTTATCTAAAATTTTAAGTCCTTCTGGATCATTGTTTTCAGAACCTTGCATAAAGATAGAAACATTAGTAGCAGTACCTGCTGTAAGTGTAGCAGAAGAACCTACTAGAGATACTTCTCTTGTATCTGGATCTACAGCAGTAATTTCTAACAAATCAGATTCTTGATTAATGTTTACTAGATCTCTTTCTTCAAAGTTAGCTTCTTTAAATGAAGCAGCAGAAATTACAACTACAAATGGATCTACTGCTGTACCAGTTCCAGATTTATCAGTAGCTAGATCAGCTATTTTACCTAGTTCCCCAGAACCATCACTAAAAAGAGCACGAGAAAGGTTTCTCATAAAAGATTCAACAGCTTTTTGAACAACTTCTTTTGTAGCTCTTACGAAAGCACCTTCATCAGAAAGAGCTGCTTTAATTGTTTCTCTATCAATTTGTACACGAGCGTACATTTTTTTAGATGAAATACGAGCATCTCCATAAGTAGCTTTGTTAGCTTGTGGCAAAGAACCAGAACCAACACCACCAGCAAAAGATTGTGGAATAGCGATAGCCATTTCTTTACCTGTAAAATTGTAAGATTTTTTTACTCTACCTAAAAGTACGTTAGCCGAGTTATATACGTTTTCAGAAAGCTTCTCGTACTTAATTTTAAATAGAGCAGATACGTCTTGTAAATTAAATTTAGCATTAGACATTTTTTAACTCCTTAGTTAATTAAGTTTATAAGTCATCCCAATCTAAGTAATTTTCACTAGATTGAGTGTTTACTTGTTTCTTTTGAGCAGGAGCTTTTCCTACTTTTTTAGAAACTGATTTAGACGCTTCTTTTTTGAAGTTACCATAAACTTCTTGTACAATATCAATAAGGTCGTCGTTATCAAAAGAGGGATTCTCCACAATCACTTTTTGAAGGCTTTCAACTAACTCATCATTACTTACAAGATTAGAATCAACTATGTTGAGAACTTCTTCCGCTTTGGAGAAGGCAGACGCATGAGTATAATACTCAGCTACTGTCGTCGGATTAATTTCTCCGTCATACTCTGACTCTAAAAGTTCTTGGTACGCAGTCGCAAAATCTTCGTCTGAGATACCATGAGCTTCCTGAATTTGTTTTATTTCTGTCTGGAGTTCCTTTATGGCTTGCTCCTCTTGAAATTTAACATTTTCAGACTCTCTTTGTTGAAGCAAATACTCGTTTTCAGCTTGAAGTCTTTCATTAGAAAGTTGCTCCGGTGTTAATTGAGATATTCGCATCATTTCAGGTGCCATGGCTTTTACTAAACTATCTTTAAACTCGTAAGGCTTCATTCCAGCAAACGAGGCAAAATAATTTAATGCACCCATAGCATCATTGCTTTGCATTTTTTCTTTAAAACCGTTTAAAACGGAATAAATATCTTCTATATCTTTATCGTATGTATTTCTAAATTGTTCAAATTCTTTTTTCTTTTCAGAAAATTCTTGAAACTTTTTATCATAAGATATCTTACCACTATAATTATTTAAAAGCTCTTGCAGTTCAACGTCTACTTCTTCTCCGTCGACTTTGTGTTTAAATATTGCATTAGCCGCGATTTCAAGTTCTTCGTCACCATATTTTGCGATAAGCTTTTTGATTTCTTCAATTTGTTCTTCAGACGCTTCGCTCTCTTCTTGCTTAGCTTCAACCTCTTCTCCGCTACCTTCATCTTTAGATTCTGATTTGTCTTCTTCTGTCTTTTCCTCACTTTCGGTCTTAGCTTCACTCATTATCTCCGATGCGGATCTTCCATCAGTTAAATTATCTAAATCATCAAAGGATAAAGCCTCTGCGTCATTAGCTGCTTCTGGAGCAGTATCTACTGATTCATTTACTACTTGTGTAGTTTCTACTAATTCTTCACTCATATTTCTCCCCTTGTTCTTGTTCTATATCTGTTCCAGGTATATTGCCTGTTACTGGTTCTCCTCTATTTGCTTGTCCCTGTACCACAACTTCTTGCTGTTCTTTAGATAACGGAGTAAATCCATTAGGAAAGATAGGGAATAATGGTAATTGAGCTAATTTAGCTTGAAATAATGGATTAGCTTTAGCTTTTTCTACCATTAAAAATTCATGTATAGCAATATGATCTAATAGTTCTTGTCTATATTCAGGTGGACATTCTTCTTTAAATGTTCTATCCTGAATAGCTTTTGTATGTACTTGCCAATGAGCTATGTGATCTTCAAACTCTTCAGGATCTCCTACAGGTTTACCTGCCATAAGGTCTTCGTTTTCAGATTCTGCTGCTCTAATAGCTACTGTAATTAAACTATTCATTTTATCTGTATTACCTAAATCTAAAAGATCAATCCATCTCTCATTAGATAATAGATCAGGTTTCATTTGCATAATTTCAACAATTCGTTGTATTCGTCCAGCTTTACTTTCTGGAAGAGCCGATCCTTGTGCTAATCTAATATCATAAGGCTTATGTAAAGTAGCTGCATCAAAGTGTTTAATAGCATACTTATTATTTTTACCTACTATACGTAACATACGTCCGTCATCAGGTTGATAATAATCCCCTGCTAATGACAATGTTTTTTGAGCTAATTCCATAACCATGCTACTATGCTTAATTACCATAGTATGATTTCTTTCTTGCTCTTGTTCATTTAAAAATTGTAAAGCAACGGCTGCTGTAATACCGGAAGGCGGTTGTCCTCTAGAAACACCTTGAATACCATATATTTGACCTAGCTCATCTCTTAATTGATTTCTGAAGGAGTACGCCTCAGGAGGATTAGGAGTGGTTTGCACCATTTGAGGAGCTACTGGTCCTTGATATTGAACAATTGTATTATCGTTGCCTAAGGCTTCAATCTTACAGGCACCTCTAGGCATTACCCATTTAGCATGTCCCATCATATAAATATTTTTGGCTAACAATGTAGATAGGTTATCATGCATATTTTGAATAGGAGCTACCATTTCATAGGTAGATACTCCATTTAACATTTCTGGAACATCTTGGTCTGTAATTCTAACAAAAGGAAGACCTTCACCACTATAAGGTAATGTTTTATATTCTAAAAGAACATCTTTTGTAAATTTTACATAATATCCATCTGGACAATGCTTAGTTCTTTTATGCCAAAATTCATATACTACAGTTTCTTCTTCTAATAAATGATCAGTTAATGTAGCCGTATCAAAAGCTTTAACATTTGTAGATATTTTAATTTTTTCAGCTTGTTTAGGATATTCTTTTTTTAATGTCTCAGTAGCTTCTACAGAAGTTCTAAAACAATATTCTACATCTTCAATCTTTTTTTGTCTTTGTAGATATACTCTCCAAGGAACTTCTATTTTATATTCAATATCGCCTGTTTTAACTGGACGCTTAGGATTTAGAATGATTGGCTTACCTTTTTCATCTAAAACTTCATTTCCTTCGTCGTCTAATAAAGGTAATTTAATACCCATGTCTCTTGCTTTTACCCAAGTAGGATGTAAATCGCCTTTATCTTTATTCCATTCTACAAAACAATAAGATTCACCAAAAATAAATGCATTTCTTAACATTTTTTGACGAATGGAGTCTACATTGTTTACATACCATAAATGATCTATAAGATATTTTACTACTTTAGCAGCATTTCTATCTTCAAATTCATCATTTGTAGGTAATACATCAACAGAGGCTTTTAAACGAGTTAATTGGGATATACGTGTTTCGGTCATGTCGTGAAGGTGATTAACAATGAATTTATTAATCCTACCTAAGGTCTGTCGTTCTGATCTTCTAATATTTGTACGCTTTATATCAGAAGAAATGCCTCTATATGTCTCTAAATGCTTACGCATTAATGTATTTCTACTAACAGCTTGTTTTTCTAGGGTCTCTATGACTTTAGTACACCACTCATGTACTTCTTTTACGCCTTTTTCCTTAACTACATGAAAAGGTTTTACATTAATTTTATCAGGGCTATCTTCCCCTAAATCATCAAAAAAGTTCATATTAGATTATCCCATATTCTTCGTTTTCTTCTTTTCGGTCTTCATTAATTTCGTCAAACACCTTAGGATCGCTAAAAGAAGAATCTAAAGCGTCTGTAGTAGGCATAAATTGCACCGTATGCGTTTGTTTTTCTAATGACTTGACCAAAATCAAGGCGTACAGCGTCAATGGTAACAGAACCGCCGTCAAAATGCAAGATACAATTGATAAAATTAGTGAAATTTCAACAAAATTCATTACTTAGTCCTCCCAGGGTATAAGATTAGCAGTCCAATCTACCTCTCTTTCTAAAGAAGCTATATCGTCTTTTATGGTATAACCTCTTCTATCGCTTTTATTTTTTAATTTTTCAAATATTTCATTCATATTATAGTTTGCTGTAGCATTTAAATAACGCCAAGCATCTATTAAGTGGTCATTTTTTTTAGGAATATCTCCCTTATCTGTTCTTACATATTGTTGTATTTCCCACTTTAGTTTAACCAATCTATCTGAAATGTCAACTACTTCGTATATCATTTGATCTTTGATTAGGGAAAGTCCATTCTCTTTTTTATGTAAAGACTTAGATGTAGGCATAAAATATGTACCAAATTGACCCATAATTTCATTAGCAAACCAGGCAGCAGCTTCATCATATACTTTTATCCAATCATCGTCTATATCTCCATGAGGAAACAGCTCTTTCATTTTAGCTTCTATTCTTGGATATATCCTACGGACTGTAGTATTTTCCTGATTGGTTTCATAAATTTCATCGAGCAAATAAAGACGCTTAGTGTATGGATTGATTGCAGCAAATAAAACTGCAAAGCAAGTAGTAGAACCTGGATCAGTGATGCAATACCAATCAAGCTTCTTAACATCGCGGCGAATATCATTTAGTATATCTCCGTGTCGTCTAATAAGTTTCCTATCAAACATGGGAAAAATAGCGTTTCTTCCTCCGACAGCGATCTCTCCAAAATATTCTCGTTTGATGACATCATCTTCACCACGAGCCCGTAGTTTTTCGATCTCACGGTCAATTTCGTCTTTTGGCGTGTGAGGGTTATCGTAAGATGAGGCGATAATGTGTGCGCAATCGGTTCTTTTAAGACATTCATCTGCAAACTCCATGTATTGATCCGAATTTCGGTCGCCTGGCTTAGGCGGTGTACCAATTATAACAAGTGGTGCTTTTCGAACAATTCGGTTTGGGTTCATTTCCGTATGGAATTGTGGGTGAAAAACCTTGAATTCGTCATAAACGACAAAATCCGGCGTTAAACCGTTAGCCGCCGCCCAGTTTTCCGACCCAACAATTTTTATTGTACTATTATTTTTTAAGGTTACACGAGAATCTACGTTTGATACATGTTTAATGTACTTTTTCATAGGTTCTTTTCCACCTGGAACTATACGACCAGTCTCATCTCTTTGTCTACCAAATTGAGTAATACGACCGTTATGCCAGACAATTTCTCTACCGTGGGAAAGTTCCGGTGTAATATAGTAGCATGTAGAACCAGGGTTTAGTAAAGCGTGGCGCCATAACATATATACAGCAAAATCCGTTTTACCCCATTTACGTCCACATTGAATAAAAACAGTAGAGACATCTCCTTTAACTAGAGGCATCCCTACTTTTACTTGTCCTTCATGTGGCTGCCAATGAGAATGTAAATCCTCCATAATCTGAAGGTATAGAGCATCTCCTGGTTTTAGATCTACTAAACTCACTTTACTTTACTTACTTTACCAGATTTAATTAATGGACATGCTGATTTTTCAATTTTATATGTACCAAAAAAGAATCGTTTTTGTTTAGTTACTGTAGTTTCTACCATTTTTTTAGAACACTTAATATTAGTCTCTATATCAGCAACATTATCATGAACACATTGAGCACCATAACACCAATATTCATCCTTAGCTAATTTCTTGTATTCTTCTAATGAGATATCTTGTCTAGCCGCATTTTTAGCTTCCATGTTGGTAACTACTTGTTTCCAAAATGCTATTCTACTCTCCATCTCTCCATCATTAAATTGACCAGATACAGAGCCTCTAGCTCTATGAATCATAATAACACCATTTTCTGTTACATATCTATCACCTGTACATTGTTGCAGAATGCCATGCGCCATCGATGCAGCATACATGGCAATACAGCTCACTCTCTGGGGGATAGACTTAATTAATTGAATAAAATTGAGACCTGCCATAACAGAGCCTCCAGGCGAGTCCAGAACCAAAAATAGTTCTTCGGACAAAGGTGCTTGATTAGATAGTTTTAGAAGAGCCTGAGCAGCCGTATCAACGCTTTTTTGTGTTACTTGCGAATCTAGCACTACACTATTTTTTAGAGTCAGCAGAATCGGTTTGCTGAAGGCTAGCATCGGTGTCAGTAGAATCAGTATCAGTAGTTTTTTCATCGTCTATCTCCCTAAACGACGCGTCCTCGATGAAGAACGGGTCCTTTTTTAGTTTTTCCCGTAGCTCTATTACCGTAACGGGTTTATGTTCACTAATTATATCGGTTGGTTCTCCATCATCTAAACGAATAATTCTATCTATCTCCGTTATGATGTTGGTTAACATTCGAGCCTCTTGAATGGAAGGCGGCTTAGGTCTATTTTTAAGATCTTTGACCGCCCGATCTACACAATCCAGGGAATTTGATGTTAGAGAAACGAGTACGGCTTTCTTATTGTCAGCTAGATCGCGCAATATATCTTTCCGTATTAAATTACGTTCCTCTTCCCACTTGTGTTCCTGCTTATGGTATTTTAGGGTAGAATAGTTAATGCCTAGCTTATCAGCAATTTGACGTAGGGACTTAAATTCCATATACATGGATTTCGCCGCTTCTATGTCGTATTTGCTTTTATCGCTCACTTAGGCTCCAAATAGGTATTTAGCTAGATCCTTATTATCTGCTAATATGTTCATAAGTACTGGTGAGAGTAATCTTATAAGGTTCTCCTCTTTATCATGCGATTTGGATTCTGGCTCATAATTAAATATGGCATCAGATTTGTCCTCTAGCGCAACATGAAGAATTTCGTGTAATAAAGTCTCTTTTTCTATTTGCTTAGAATCACACTGGTATATTGTTATGGTTTTAGTAGACGAGTCTGTTTTACCATATACTTCCTCAGCTCTTTCTTTCGACCAGTAGATAGTCCACTCATAATAGCCGGATAAAAAAGATGTAGGTTTCTTCATTTTAACATAATACCTTAGGTACCTGACTTTGTCAATAACTAGACGGGGGGACTTTTTAGTAAGTTCGCTTCGCTCCTCACTAAAAAAATCTACGTTTTTGGCTTTGTGGGAGAAACACGTTTACCCCCCGTATGCATATTACCAGGTAAAAATGGTCCCTAAGCTAGGTGCCTGAAATCACTAAATATGCGTAATTATTGGGAAAAATAGGAGTGAGGGTATATGTTTTACTTCTTATTTATAATATTTTTCCTACCCCCGGCTTTTTTAAGGGGGCTGTTGCAAGAACGATGCCAACCTAGCTGAGGCAGAAGACCTGGCATGAAACTTGCAGTGACTTTATTCCCCCGAGAGACAAGTTGTGTGGGAGAGTGGTACACCTCAATAAAACTTATTTACCCCCGAGGACTAACTTAAAAAAAAAAAATTAAAAATTCATGTAAAGGGTGATATAACCCCTAACTCAGTGTAATTATTTGTTATTCACATTTTTATTTTTTGGCATGAAATTAGCGTTGTATTTTTTTGTTGACGATTATGCAATAATTTTTAAAACAACTAGGAGACACTATGAAATTTAGTACAGAAATAGCGATTATATCCGCAGAGCTTGACTCACAACCTAAGGCACGAAATAAACAACGTACAGAAGCTCTGTTTGCCCATTTAAATGAGCGTGGTTTTAATCCAGTGCCTGTCAATGGTGTTTATAAAGGTTCTGTTGAGCAATCATTTTTAGTTCGTTTACGTGATGAATCAGATTTACTTTATTTAGAGGACCTTGCTTTTACCATTTTTAAGCAAGAGTCCATTTTGGTCCAATATAGTGATGGTCATTCACGTTTACATTATAATGATGCTATAGAATACCTTGGCAGACTCACAGAATTGCCTGTAACAGACGCTATAAAACTAGACTCCTATAGTTATGTACCTTCAATCAACAAGTATTACGGGATAAGATAATGGACAAAATAATAGCTTTTTTAATTATTAAATCTATTAAATATATAATTGTAAATTTCGTAGCATTTTTAATGTTACTGTTTATTGCATACGTATTTAAAAGTGAAATATTAAAGCTTGATTTAATTAAAGAATTTACCGTTAACCCATTAGAGATTGCAAGGGAGTTAAAATGAATAGATTGTTTTTATTTTTTGTTTCATTTTGGATAGGGATTATTATCAATGTACTAATTTACGTATTTAGTAAACTACCAGGAGGTTACTAATGAATATATTTTTCCTAGATAAAGACCCAAGTGTGTGTGCAGAGATGCATTGCGACAAACACGTGTCTAAAATGATCATTGAATACGCCCAGATGTTGAGTACAGCTCATAGAGTTTTAGATCAAGATGTAAATGAGAAGGCAACTGTACCTTACATAGATAAACTCTATAAGAAGACGCATGTAAATCATCCATCAACTGTATGGGTGAGAAGTAATTGGAAAAATTATATATGGACCTATAGTTTATTTACTGCTTTATGTAACCAATACACTATAAGATACGGTAAAAAGCATTTAACCGATGTAAAATTATCTTTTTTGTTAATCCCATCACCATATAATATATCAAAGGATGATGCAATGGGTGAAATGACTCCGCCACCTTTATGCATGCCAGATAAATACAAATGTTATAACCATGTTGAGGCATATAGAAATTTTTACAATGGTGAGAAATCTCGGTTTGCAAAGTGGGATAAACTAGGTAAGGTACCATATTGGTTCGCTGCTTAATTAAACACTGTCAAAGGGGGAGACAATGGACGAAACAAAAACATTTATAACTAGGTTGGATGACATGGCAAAGGACTTGCAAAAGGTAGAGTTAACAGCTCGATTTAAGGAAGATATCGACTTTATAAGAATGGATACTGAATTTAAGGCAATGCGAGGATACGCTTTTTATAAAGAATGTTTAGAGAAGAATAAAGTGGCTTAATAACTAATGTAACAAAATACGCCCAATAAAAATATGTGGGTTTGGATTGTTACATAAACCAAACGGTAGCTTAGGAGGCAACATGACCGATGTGAGAAAATATACTAATTTTTTATGGGATAGAATGGATGAAGAAGTATTATCAGCAACATTTATAGCCCACATGTGTTTAAAGTACATGTCAGAGGATGAAGTAAAAGATATGATGCGTGTAAATGATTTATTAGACTTAGTAGGAGAGTATTAAAATGAGTAAAAAAGGACAACTAATATTAGATTTTATTAGTGATAGAGCAGATCAATTAAATGACTTTGATGCGGAGTACATGCTTGATATTCTATATGATAATAATTTAAGGGCGTTTAATAAATTGAATAGTTATAATAGAGATGTTGATTGGGAAATAGCTGAGTATAGGACTAGATTATGAGTATAGCATATTGTACATGTTCTAGTAATAGAGATTTAGTTTTTAAACCAACTACTGTTACGAATGACTTATGTGATAAATGCGGACATTATGCTGTATTTACTTCACAATATGAAAGGTTTCCACGTAATAAGATAAATCATAGAGGAGGGATTCACGGATATAGACCTCTCCTAAGCAAGCCTGATTACTGGTTTAAACTCGGTAAAAAGGTAAAGGATTTAGCAAGAAATGAGACGTAATACACTAATATTAATTTTTTTATGGGCTCTTTTTGTAGTCCTAAACGAGCAAAAACCGGACGGAATATGTCCACCACAAATAGGAGATTATTATGAAACACCTGAGATTTATAGAAGCGTTAAACGATACTGCGCTCATTACTCAAGCCCAGAGGATTGGTATAAACGAGTATCAAATAACGAGGTTAATGGAGTGCGACAACGAATTACAACACTTGAAAGATTTAATCGTGGAAGAGCTCGATAAGGAAGTAGGATATTTGGTAGAATTGTTTTTAACGGAGGAATTATAATGAAAATAGAAATAGAGTTAGATTATGATCAAGTAAATAAAGTAATTATTCAGGATTTGAGATGGCATTATAAAAATGTTGATGATATGGAAACTAAAAGAGCTTTGAAAGAAGTATTAGCTTACTACGGGGTAAAGAGACCATGAAAATAGCAAGATGTAATTGTCAAACAAGTAATGAATCAAGAGGTATTTATGGACCTCTAGTACCCGTGGAGGAAAAAGATGGATTCTGTGTTCACTGTAACCATGCTGTTGTATATACTTCTAGTTATGATAGATTTCCTAGATCATCAAAGCAATCTATAAGATCAGGATATCGACCAATATCTCATACACCAGGAGTTTGGATTAAGAATAAAATGGATATGGAATTGTTTCATACTCTAATGAATGACCCGTATCCTGAGCAACGGGTGCAAATAACCGAGTTAGCTGAGGACTTAGATGCCCCGGCATTAGATGGATTTAGGAGTAGATAATGTACGAAAAATTAATGCATGAAAATTTTAGTTTATATCAATACTTTCTACGTTGTGAAGCACAGCGGAAGGAAGAAGCTCGACGGAAACGTGTAGAAGATGATGGTCCTTGTCATGAGGAAGCTTCCGAGACCGGAGATCAACGATGAACTTGTCGTCTATATCAAAGTTTTGTATGACAACGCCATCTATTTCTCTTCCATTGTATCGGGATTCAAATAGGTTGTCCTGGACTAACTTCTCAATGTTTGTTAAGTCCATTGATCGGCGAGATATCTCACCTTTCTTGGTGAAAAGGAGTTCACGTGGATAAAGAAAGTCGTAGGTCACTCGCACTGCGTTTTTTGACGGTTGGAATAATTTTCGGACTTGTTGGATCTTTGCTTGGACCTCATCTTGCATCAGTTGAACCAGAAAATTTGAACGCCATTTACGTGCTTCTTTTGTCAACTGCCGGTTTCTGTAGTATGCGGAGTTAAGGCTAAAGGGAGGTGATTTAATGGTAAAAGAGACTAACATGCAAGAATTATACCACACTTTTAGAGAATCCGGTATCGTTAAGTTTACTGAATTCCTAGATAAACGTGAGAAGTGTAAGTTTTGTAAGGAAAATTGTGGGCATCCTTGGTGTCCCGTTAATCAGGAGAAGAAAGATGACAAATAAACAGTATGCAAAGTTTGTAAAAGAGTATTTTTTTGGAGATGCTAAGCATAATATCCCTGAGGAAGACATAACTCATGCGGTCCTTGGTTTGGTAGGTGAAGCAGGCGAGGTAGTTGAGGTCTATAAGAAGGGTAGATATTATAAGGATAAAAGCTTAGATGAACTGTCATTAGCAACGGAGCTGGGTGATGTACTATTTTATGTGACAGCAATAGCAAATGAAACAGGTTATAGTTTAGAAGATTTAATGACAATAAATACTAATAAGTTGAGGAAGAGATATGGAAAGTAGAATGAGATTTGAGGATGTTTTAACTAAATGCAAAGCAGCTATAGAAATGGTTGAAGCAGGGATTCCTGTTATAGATGCTGAAAATAACTTAGATCATAAGGAAAGGTTATATGAAATAGCGACAAATACGCTTCATTATTTATTGGAATGCTCATTTGGGACTGAGGATGAGATGAAATATGCAATGGAGTTAGCTAATTTGGAGAGATTATTTATGTGATATAAACATGTCTAATAAACATTCTATGTTTAGTAATGTCTTAAGACTAGTTTATATATTAATTATAGGAATTGTCAAGAAAAAAATTAAAATAAAGTAAAAAAAGAGGTAACTTATGAATATTATGTTTCTTTTACTGGTAATAGTTTTGTCTGGGAGACATGGATATGAGGCAGGGCGAGCGTCGATTACCCAAAAAGGTGCAAAAAAGGTGCAAAAGGGTGCAAAAAGGTGCAATTTTAACAAAAAAGGTGCAGAAAGGTGCATTTTGATAGAAAGAATACACGACGGGAATCGTAAATGATTGGTTGGATAGGCGGCATATGTCTTGCAATATGTGCGTTACCAGAAGTAATACAGTGCCTTAGGAAGGGAAACACGGGCTGCTCATGGGGTTTATTAACCTTATGGACTATAGGCGAAATATGCCTACTGATCGTTGAGTTAGACTCACCTTACCTACCTAGAGTATTTAATTATATTTTTAATATTATTTGTCTATCAATATTACTTTTTTATAAGTATAATAATTATAGGAGCAAAAACAATGATAAATGAATTAATTATAGGAGGGTTGGTACACCACTTTACCGACGTTACTCCAATTGAAAACACGTCGCTTAGGCTTAATGCTATAGCAAAAGTCAATGAGTTCAATATCTTAGTAGGACAAAATTCTATTAAAGAACCTATTTATGGGTTTGGTTATGACATACCAATAAATAGATTTATGGATTTTAAATTTGGTGCTTATTTTCAAGACAGTAGTAAATTTCTTGACTACGGATATGTTATACCTACTGGAAATGTTATGCCTATAGTTGGTATGGAATTTGATATACCAATAACACAAAACATTGGAATAACAACAACTGTTACACCATTAATGAGTTTTACAGGATTAAGTTTTAGGTTTTAAATATGATTAAGTTTATAAAAACAGCACATCACTTTGATAACTTAGATGAAACCGATGGAATGGTTATTGAAATCAATACGGATGGACAAACATTAGGTGAGATTGCTGAGGCTTTTAATAAATTCCTACACTCATGTGGGTTTGATGTTGCGGATGAGGAATAAGAATGAATAAAATGAACTTATATAAAGAATACGTTGATGAGTTTACTAAGGCAGGACTATCAGTTATACCTGATAAGTTTATGATGAAAACTCCAGCTATTAAAGCATGGAGTGATTATTGTACACGCAAGCCAACTCAGGAAGAGATTGATTCATGGAAAGAATCGTTTGACTCATCTAATATATCGGTATGTTTAGGAGAGGCATCTGGTATCGTAGCTTTAGATATGGACGCCATGGATCCTGAGATTGCGGAGTTAATCACGAAGTTTGCTCCAACTTCTCCGGTTGAAAAAGTAGGTTCTAAGGGGTGGACTAGATTTTTCAGATGGCATCCAACATTGAATACGGATATTCTTAAGTACAATGGTGAGGTTATGGTCGAGCTCTTATCGAATGGTAAGAAAACAACTATCCCTCCGTCTGTACATCCTAATGGGGAAACGTATAAGTGGACGGGTAAAAGCCTCACCGAGGTAGCAATCCAAGATTTACCAGCACTTCCACCAAGCGTTCTCCCTTTTTTAGGTCAAAAGATCAGAGAACTCAAAGGAGGAGAAGCACCTAGTTATAATAAAATCATTAATGGACGTAATGATGCATTAACTAAGTTTACTTCTGAATTAATTAATGACAAAGTTCCTCTAGGGGAAGCAATTAAAAAACTAATTAAGTTTGATGAGGAGAATCATGAAACTCCACTATTTACCGATACGACTGAGTTTCGGCATACTGAGGCTTTTACTAACGCTCTTACTCTTTATACCAACTGCCTTAATTCTTTTAATGGTAAGCGTTTTCAAACCAATAAAGAGTACGAGACTCCCATAATTCCAGACGTTGTGGAGGTTGAGCCGGGAAAGCAAAGAAGCGAGCACCAAAAAAGTTACGACAACCCCGAGTTACCGAAGCCGGAAGGTGTCCTCGCTGTAATCATGAACTACATTCTAGCGAATAGTTATATTGAACAACCAGCATTCGCCTTTTCAGCAGCATTATCTATCATGGCTACATTAGCAGGTAGAAAGTTTGAGTTTGAAGGTGTTGCTCCTAACTTGTACATATTGAACGTAGCTCCATCAGGTTCGGGTAAAAATGCTCCACAAGAAAAACTAAAAGATATTTTAATTGATATAAAATGTGAACATTTACTTGGTGCCGGTGATTACGTTTCCGATGCATCATTAATGGACTCTCTGCCAGAATCTCCAGTAAGACTCGATATAATTGATGAAGCTGGAGGAATGTTAAAAAGTGTTAATCGAGGAGGTGCAACATATAACGGTAAAATGGCAGACATACTAGCAGAACTATATACTTCATCAACGTCTATATTCTTAGGAAGGCAGACTGCGATGGGTCACAAAGGACGATCTATTAGACCAAACGTAAATCTTTTATGCTCCACAACTCCAACAGGCTTAGCAGAGGGTGTCTCTGTAACAGCAATTGAAAAAGGTTTAATGGGTCGTTTTCTTGTGTTTCAAGGATTCTATAATAAAAAAGCAAGACGAGTAGAAAATGTAACCAGGCTACCTAAGGACGCAGTGAATAGCTTAATTACATTAGCTGGTTATCAACCTAAGAAAGGTACTGTAGAAATTGCAGGGATTTCTCAGGACATAACTGTTTTAGAAAAAACAGAAGCAGCTAATCAAATGCTACAACATGTATTTGAAGAGTTTGATACTTTAAGAGTAGAGAGTGAACATGATGATAAACTATTACCAATTATCTCACGTTTATATCAACAAACATTAAAGATAACTATGTTACATGCAATCTCTAGAAACATTTATAAAGAACCAATAGTAGATGTAAAAGATGTAGAGTTTGGTTATTTAACAATTAAAAATTATTTTGCTACGATTAAACAAGTAATTAAAGAATCTATTTTCTCTTCACAAAATGAAGAACATACTCAAAAGATTTTAAATATAATTAATAAAGCAGAGGATGAGGGAATTACTAAAAAACAATTGTCTCAAAAAACAAGATTCTTAAATAAAAAACAAAGGGATTCAGTAATGGAAGAGTTAATTGAAAGCGGTGAAGTAGAGTTAGTAAGTGTAAACATTGATGGAAGAATCTCTTATAGATATAGGGGGAAAAATGCTTAAGTATGGAATTAATGATGTTGATAATGAAACATATCATTCTGATAGAAAATTTAAATCTAGTTCTACATTAAAATTATTTTTAAAAGATCCTAGAGAATTTTATAAAAGATATGTTTTAAATGAAACTAAGGAAGAGATGTATAAAAGTGCGTATGACTTTGGTTCTTATGTACACTCCCTAATATTAGAACCTCATTTAACAGATAGTGAGTTTGCAGTATTTGAAGGAGTTACTAGAAGAGGTAAAGCATACGACGAATTTAAAGCATTACATGAAGGTAAAACCATATTAACAGCCTCTCAGGCACAACAAGCACAGGATTTAGTTGACGTATATAAAGAGAACCCTGACACTAATGGTATTATTTGCGATGGTAAAGCTGAGCACACCGTCTGCGTTAGCTTGGATGGCATGGATATTAAGGTTCGTACTGATTATATAAAAGACGGACAAATAATTGATGTTAAAACTACAGCGGACCCAGTAGATAAATTTAGTGCTGCTAAAACAATTATAAGATTTGATTACGATTTATCAGCAGCTTTATATGTAGATGCAATGAAAGCTTACACTGGTAAAGATCATGACTTTATTTTTATTTTTCTTAACAAATCTCAAAATGATGTTTCGGTACTTAAGGCATCGGAAGAGTTAATAGAGAATGGTAGAAGAAAATATAAAGCAGCTATTAAAGGTTTATTAGAAGCAGAAAAAACAGGAGTATATTTTAAAGAAGGTATACAAGAAGTTGATTTACCAAGCTGGGCGGTATTTGATGCAGGAGATAATTGATATGATCAAAGAATGTAGACAAGCTTTAGTATATGTAAAAGGACATATAAAAGCTAATCCTACCAGTACAGACGCATCACATTGGGTAGGAGTTAAGAAACGATTAGAAGAAAAAATAGAACGTCTGGAGGAGTGTTTACACAATGGCGAATACAATGGGTGATGTAGTAAATATAATAAAAGCCTTAGCAATTTATGACTTGATAAAACTATTTATAAGTCTTACAATTATATTAATACGAGGAGTACCAAATGGCGACAAGTAGAGAATTAGAATTACAAAGATTAAAAGAATTATCTGAAATGAATAAAAAAATAAATAAAATATTATCTATATTGGAGGGACAATTTGAGAGGAAAACTAGCAAGAGTACTAAGAAGACTAAATGATTTTAAAGTCCATGATAAAAGGGAATATTTAAGAGTTAAAAACTCTAGTAATTATGAAGTAGTTGAAGGAGAATTAGTCAAGATGGATGGGACCATGTTTGAAGTAACTAAAGATGAAAATGATAAATTTACTCCAATAACTAAAAGATATTTATATAGAAAAACTAAGCAAGAACTAACGAGAGAAAAATTATGATACAAACAATAAACGAAGAAATATTAATGGAAATTGCAAAAGATATCTTAGATAGTAGTCAATTAGATACTTTTACAGATGAAGAAAAGATTCATATACTAACATTAGTAGATGGAGCTATAAGAAAATATATTGCCAAAGATAATAATGTAACTCTAAAAGAGATGGATTATTATTGGGCTGACAAAAAAAAGTTATCCGACCTTTAACCCTGCCACATACAAGGAGATTACATGATTAGTAATGTAGCGCAAAACACACAAGAAAAGAAAAGTTATGACCCAATTCCAAACTCTGATTACTCAGTATCATTTGATAGGGTATCAGAAAAATCAACTAAAGCAGGAAATGGGACTCTCATTGACGTTTCTTTTAAAGTAACTGATGGAGATTACAAAGGAAGATTACTTTTCCACAGTTTTCTAATTAGCCATCCTAACCCTAAAGCTGCTGGTATTGGTTTACAGAACCTTGATAGGTTTCTTAAGTCAATTGGCATTGCCGGAGGTTTCGGTGCGCTTGGTAACGATTCTAGTCAATTAGGAGATTTGGTTGGACGTGAGTTAGTTGTTTCTACTGCGATTGAATCTAATCCAGGTTATAAAGATAGAAATGTAATTAAGCGTTTTAATAGGAAGTAATTAATGTTATTCGATGGTAAGACATACACAATTAAATTCTGGCAGGGTGAGAGCTTGGGTAATATTCTTGCCATCGATACAGAAACTACTTTCACTGATTTCACAGAGACTCCTGAGTTAATTACTTTTCAGGTATTTGATGGGGAGTCTCTCTTCTATGTCGATCGGAGTAAGGTACACGCCTTTTTAAACAAACATGTGACTCGAACACTCGTGTTTGCCAATGCTCCTTTCGATGTAGATGTTATCCATAAGCATGTGGGTAATAACATTTTAAAAGATCAGATAGAACAAGGAAAGGTCTATGATATTCTTATTCTTTATCGTTTACTTTGTCTCGCGACTGTTGGTATGGTCCCTAACCGTTATAGTCTCGCACACATTACCAGCGAACTCTTACAGCTCAGACTGGAAAAAGAAAATGAAATTAGATGCAATTTTGAACAATATAAAGAAGCATCCTTATCAGAAATCGACAAACAATTTCTCGAATATGGTGCAAAAGACGTACTTGCAACATTCTACTGTTTTATTAGACTGCGATCAGAGGTAGCTAAAACAGGTAGTTCCACAATGTTATCTCATCATATCCAACTTTTGGGTGCGTTAGCACTAAACTTCACATATAAAAATGGTATAGGCTTTGACGAAGAACGTGCTAAAGTAGCCTTACAAAAAATTGATGCTGATATGTCCTTTCACCATGATGCACTTTGTATGTATGGATGGGTAAAGGGCATTAAAGGTAATCAAACAGCATATAATTATGTAATAGAATATTTAGGATTACCCCTGGACAAAACAGCTAAGGGTGATTTTACAATGAAAGAAAGTGATTTACAACCATATAAGAACGAGCCTTTTATTTATCACTATCTTGAATATAAAAAATTAGAAAAAACTAGTCAATTTATTAGAAAACTAAGGGGGAATCGTGTACATCCTCGTTATGATATCCTTAAAAATACTGGAAGGACTGGTTGTTCCAGCCCTAACATTCAACAGTTACCAAGAGATGGTGAAATCCGTTCTATGTTTGTCGCTAAGCCCGGTCATCAATTCGTTATTACTGATTATAACGCTATTGAATTATCAACCCTAGCTCAACATGTATATACTAACTTTGGCTCCTCAGTAATGCGTGAGAAAATTAATGATGGAAAAGATCTACATAAATACTATGCCTCAGTCCTATTTGATGTGCCTATTGACCAGGTAGAGAAGTGGCAGCGACAGGCTGCTAAGGCTGCAAACTTTGGTTTTCCAGGTGGTTTGGGTACTCAAACATTTATTGAGTTCGCTAAGGGATATGACCTGGACATCGATGAGGACCGAGCTCAACAAATGAAAGATACTTGGTTCAAAGCGTTTCCTGAGATGAATGAGTATATGAAGGGCGAGAATGGCTCAGTAGAGACTCTCACAGGACGTATAAGAGCCAACACAACCTATTGTGCAGAAAAGAATACACCTTTCCAAGGATTAGCTGCTGATGGGGCTAAAATAGCCTTATATAACCTCATGGACGCTGGGTTTACTATTGTGGGATTTGTGCATGATGAGATCATAACGGAAGTACCTGAAAATGTGTTAGAAGAAATGCGTATACTTCAGGAGCAAATTATGGTAGACTCTATGTCTATAGTGGTCCCTGATGTTAAAGTAGGTGTAGAATCAACTATTTCTAAAAGGTACTGCAAGTAATGGATTTAGAACTATATTGTTACGACATAGGAGAATGGGTTAAGATTACTAGGGCAGGTATAAATTACGACAGAACCGCTGTAGTAATAGAAAGAGAACATCTTAGCAATCCTATTCCAACAAATATGTATACAGTAGCTCTTATAGAAGATCCAGATGTAGAGATAACTTTACCTGAATATTCATTACGTGCATGTGCTAATCAACCTCTTAAACAGACTTCTTGCGAATGTGGTGGGGATCATTTACAAGTACCTCATCACTATCCGTGGTGTCCAAAAGGAAGTTGATATGAGCAGAACCTTAAAATTCCAAGACAATCGAGATAAAATTATTGATCAATTGATTGATGATAAAAATAGAATATATACTAGATTAAAAAGAGAAGAGAAGGAGAACGCAGTTCTTAGATCTCAAATAGAATATTGGAAGCAACGTCATAAGACTGCTATGCAAAAGATAAAGGAATTATCTAATGAAATCAATAACAATAGATCTCAAGACTAGTGATATAAAAAAAGCTCAAGAGTTTGCTGAGGCAAGAGCTGAGTTATCTTTAAATCATTATAAAAGACGTGGACAAGGCTCTTTAGATAAAATAAAGTATGATATTACTATTGGAGCTTTAGGTGAAATAGCTGCTCATCGTTTATTAAAAGAGCTTGGAATAAAAGCTGATAAACCAGACTTTAATGTGTATGACACAAGGAATAAAAGTTATGATGCCGATTTACAAGATAACAAAGGTAATAGATATCATTGCAAGTCACAATCCCTCGAATCAAAAGAGCAGTACGGAGCGTCTTATATTCTCCAATATGGAGGGAATGGTACAGGACATACTGATAAACTTTTTAGGAGTCGTACTAATAGGGATTTTCTTATCCCTTGCCTTGTCGATATTGATGAAAAAGAAGTAACTATATATGGTGTTATTAAAATAGATACCATATTTAAAAAAGATTTAATTAAGATGCCCAGGGTTAAGTGGTTAGAATATAGTAAACGTGCTATATATTTAGAAGATCTATATACATTAACTTATTATGAAAGATGGGGTAGACTTAAAAAGTGTTTAGTGGTAGAATAATTACATGGGTCGTAGATAATTTATCACACGGACGGTTCTTAGGATTAAATTCGCCGTCCAGATCCATTTCAGGGAGTCACATGTCAGAAGGTAAAAAGTTCGATACAGGTAAACCACAATATGATTTAATCGATCCTGAGGCGTTAGAAGACCTAGCTAAGGTTTTAACCATTGGTGCTCAAAAATATGATAGATATAATTGGAAGAATGTAGAAAAACATAGGTATGAAGCTGCATTATTTCGTCACTTTCAAGCCTGGAGAATGGGAGAATATAGAGATCCTGAATCAGGTTTACATCACATGGCTCATGTTTTAGCTAACGCAATGTTTCTTTATTGTCATGATAAATTAGAAGATGAATTAACAGATCTAGAATGATCTTTATTACTTTCCTAGCTTACTTGAACTTACAATCTTTTCTATGGTACGTCCTCCAACATAGGCACCTAAGAATATCTCAGCAAGATTGTAAAGCTCAGGACCTGGATTCCCTATTCCGAAAGAAGCAAGAATAATAATTGTAACGATTGCTACAGAACATAAAGGACGCCACATGGCTACGAATTTGTGTTGGGAATTGACTTCAGCCATCATTAACTTAGAACGATACTCAGCCAGTTTAGACTCGTAATCTAGAATCCGGTCTTGTGCCTTTGCTTGTATACCAGCCAATTCATTTTTAAGCTTTAACTTTTCTTCATCAGAAGTATGAATCTCATCAATGATATCAGACGCTGGTTTAAATATATTGGTTATAAAATCAAAAAAGCCCATTATCTTTTTAGTTTAAGTCTTTTACCTAAACTTTTCCATCTATCTTTTGCAGTTTCTTTCACAT